GATTATCTGCGTCTGTGACGCTATTGGCGTTCTGCTCGCTCGCTTGCTGTGATTCGGTCACCGTTTGCTTCAGCGCCTCCAATTCCTTGCGGAGATTGGCGACTTCCTCCTCCGCTTGCTTTCGCTTGGCGGTAAGTTTGTCGATACGCTTCTGCACACCCTTAGAGAGATCGCTGTCTCCCTCGTCGTCTTGGGCTTCCTGTGAATGAACTTCGTCGCCATCCTCGGCCTGGGGGACTTCCTCTGTGGTTTCAGCGTTGTCGGCTTCGGCTACAGGCTCATCCTTGACCTCCGTCTGGTCTTCACCCTCAGTTTCGGACTGGGTTTCATCCGTCTGTTCCACCGGATCGGCGAACAGAGTCTTGCGAAGTTCATTCGCAAGGGTTTCCTCATTTAGCCCTGTGGAGTAGGCGTTAGACTGTACCTCGGTGTTGTTTTCAGCCGTTCCGATATCGGCATTTGGATTATCTGGCATAACAGGGATGGGTCGCTCCCAGGGGCGTATGGGGAATAACCCCTTATTTCAAGGTGTGTCAACGGGCTGACCCCGTGTTTGTAAGTTTTGGCAACTTCTGCCTTAACTCACGAACCATATTTACCGGCCTTGGCATCCTGGTTCTCGCTCAAGAGCAAGTCCTTGAAGTCCCGGAGGCTTTCTGCTCGACCGCAGCCGTGGACACGCTTTTCGCCCTCGATGTTGTACGAGATTGCACGATCCACCTCGCTCTCGATGTTGGCATCGAGATAGGCAATCACAGCCTCAAAGACCTCGTTTGTCTCAAAGGACAAGGCGCGTTTATGTTCGATTAGGGTCTTAGCCATAAATTACATCATCCCCTGCTGACCGCCCTGCTGTTGCTGTTGGGCGAACTTGTCGGACACCGGGGTAACGCCAAGACGACCAATGGTCTTGTTCTCCTGCTGGCTGACGCTCATCTGTAGGTTCTGGAAGTAGTTCTGAAGCAGAGCCTGGAACTGCGGATCGGCTTGAGCCGCCTGTTGAGCCTTCGGGTTCTTCTGCATAATGTCTTGGGCGTATTGCAGCTTCGTCTTGGCAGAAGGGTCGTTCTCGACGTAGTTAGGCTCCATACCAAGCATCATCTTGGCGAAGTCCGTCTGGACTTGCTCGTACATCTTTTGTGACGCAGCAGCTTGGTCGAGGATGAGCGACTTGGACGCTTCTGGGCTGATGGCTTCCACGAAGCGGGTAACAAGTTCGTTGCGGTTGAGAACACCACCGGCATCCATCGGGACAACAAAGGAAGCCATCGCTTTAAGTTTTTCCAAGACATAGTCGGTATCGAGTTCCTTGATGTTGTAGGAGATGTTGAAGTCGTAGGCGTGGCAGATTTCGTCCGGGCTGACTACGATGGGCTGACCGCAGACACGCTCGATCTCAGTGCCGTCCATATACTGTAGCGCCAACGAGATGACTTGCTTGGTGACCTTGCTCCAAGCATTGAGCCAGTTGTTCACCAGGAACTGCTGGGTGGTCTGCGTCTTGACGGGCGGGATGCTGGCGTGGTACAGACCGAAGTAAGCTGCATTCCGTGCTTCGACACGGTCAATGAGGTTGAACGCCAACGCAGGATTGCCAGTCGGAGGAGAAAGGAAGGTGTAGTCGTCTGGGGTGGTAACAGGCAGAAGACCACCCGGCTGGATGAGGTTCTGAGTGCCAAGACGCTTCTTCACCTTGATGGGCGGGAGAGTCTCGAAAGCCGTGCGGTCACGGATGGAGTCGTGCTGTGCCTTGATTTCCAACTGGTCTGTGTAGGCAAGTTCGGGAACGCCACGAGACTCGATGATGGAGCGACGGAGATGCTCACGACGCATTTCGACGAACGGGTACTGCCCGTGGGCATACTCAAGCAATTCGTGCTTGGCGTACAGTTCGGAACGGACTTGCGGGCAGAAGACTGTGTAGTAGATCGCAGGAATGCCGTCCGGCCCAATCTGGCGTGTATAGGCGTAGACGATCTCGACCAGGTTGTCGGCGCGGTGAAGCGTATTCGTGATGTTGGTCGTGGTAGGGATGAGATTCGGGTCTGCATACCAGGACGACTTACCAGCGACGTTCTCCGCTTCGCTGACGAACTCCTCGCTCCAGCCATCGGTTTCGATGAACTCACGCAACTCGACGGCTGTGTAATGGACTCGACGGAAGATGACACGGGCATCCTGGAGGTCGAGAGTCTCCGGCGGGAAGGCGATTTCGTCGAACGGCTTGAGAGCAGCTACGGCTGGTTGGCTGGAAACCGTGTATTGCTCACGATACGTGGACGTGCCAGCGGTGGTCAATTCATAGGAGACTCGCTCCACCTCGGAGTCAGCCACATTATAGACGGCCTTTAACAACGACTTTGTAAGGTCGGAAGCCCCCGTATTTTGAAGCGAGCCATAAAGTTCGATAGCCATCTGGTCACCATTCATACCACGGGCTTGGATTTCGCCTGTGGTGATCGTGGAGTTACGGATGCCAAGTTTGCGTTCCCAGCCGATGTGGACGGCAGACCAGCCGAACTGCTGGGTGTACTGCGCCCAAAGTTCGTTCTCACGGGCGAGTTCAGCCTTCATTCGGTTGTTGATGACCCAGTTAGCCAGGTTCTGGATGGAGGCGGCTGTAGAAGCGTCGTTGTACTCAGTGCCGGAGACACGGAGGCGGGCGAGATTCCACGAAGACACCATCAGCACGACCAGTTCGTTGATGGTCTGGTCAACGAGACGGCAACGCACGTCTGAAGCGCCCTCAAACGGGAAAGCGGTAACGCCTTCGTTGTTGGAGTACTTCTTGCCGTCGTCGGTCTGACCATCCCAGCGGGTGAGACGGATGTCGTCGTTGCTGTTGAGGCGGGCGACGTTGCCACCATTGTACAGGGAACGCTCAAGTTCCTTGCGGAGATACACCACATCGGGCGTATCCGTGTGGAACGTGAGTTTATCCTTGCGGGAGTCTGTGCTGTTCATCTTGGAAACTTTTGGTAGATTTTGTTTCTATATATTGTAAAAGTGACGACTTATGGAATCTGTGCTGACCTCCAAGTGTCGTATAACACCGGATAATGCCGTTTTTCCTCAATTTGTCCAATTCACGGACATCAATTCCTGTCAGCTGCTCGGCAAGCGACCTGGACAGAAGGATTGGGTATTCGTCTGGGTTACGCATCAGTAAGAGCCTCCACCTTTGCATTTGAACGAGTCCTCGTCATATTGTTCCGGCTGGATCGTAGCCAAATAACGCAGACAGTCGATAGGGTCTTTCGACGCTCCTTTATCTCCGTCCGCACCTGTCCACTCTCTTAAAGAGTAAATAAGGTTTTCACAGGACTTGGCGATATACAGTTTAGGCTCGTTGATGGGCGACAAGGGCTGACCTGGGTCGTGTGCCAGAGCGTCGTTGATGATGGACACCCCGTCGTCGATGCGGATGCCAGGTGCCGGATCGAAATACATCGGTTCTGGATCTTCAGCGAGCAGCTCGATAAGGGAACTGCCCCCTTCTTGGGTAGCAGCCTGTGTAGCCCCGGCGCGAGGGTCGATGCGACGCTCCTCGACGATTTCGTCGCCTTCCAATTCACGGATAAGTGCCTTGTAGTCCGCAATACCTCTGCCAGCCCCTGCTCGCTGTGCTGGGCCGGCTTTCCCGTCTAGTTTGGTGTCTGGCAACGCCCATTCGCCATAAGAAGCGTCGGGCCACTCTCGATAGACGTACCATCGGGCGTTTTCGCCAGTCCCTACAGCCCGCAACCAGAGCATAAACCAGTTTCTCGCTCCAGCAGGGTCAACGACCATATAATTAGTCCCTTCCTCCGGGACTTTGTCGTCGTCAATCTCATTGAGGTCACCGAAGCGTGGAAATTGAGCGCCAGCGAGTCCGTCAGCCCAGCCGTAGGCTCGGATTTTCTTCTCGTAGGTCGTTTTGCCGTCCAAAGTGCGACGCAGCTCGTCGAACGGGTTATACGGATTGAACTCGGAGTGAAACCAGACCACTCCGGCATCTTTGCCACGGGATTTTGCCCGATATGGCATATGACCGTTCGGAACGCCAGGTACGTGCTGGATTTTCTGATCCAGAATGGTCGCAACACGGCTTTCCAGCACCTTGCAGCCGGAAATGTACTCCTTTACGACGTTAGTGTAACCCGAAACTGGGGTAAAAGTGACAAGCAGCTTACCACGTCTAGTGACAACACGATAACGGAGTGTTTCGATCCAGTCCAGAGGTACAAGTTCGTCGCACCAGATGATATCGCACTCGCCACCTTCGATAACTCGCTTTTCTTGAGCATAATTCATAAAATGGCACTGGCTGCCATTTGGAAAGATGAAAGTACCGTCAGAAAAGCCGTTCTTCTGGGAATATTGGATGTTCGTGACCCGCCCTTTCTTCAGCGTCTTGAACTCCGGGGGGATATACTTCCAGATTACGTTCTGCTGCATCTGGATGGACGACTGGGATGTGGTATGCAGACACCACACACGGGCGTTCGGGATGTTTACCAACGCAGAAACTACCCTCTTGGCAGCCCATTCAGTCTTACCCGCACGATTACCACCCAACACGCAGAGTTCCTGGTGGGTCTTAAGGAGATCGTCCGCATCGCGCCAGTGGAACGGCTCGTAACCGTGGCGGTATGGGTCAGTCTTTTCGGCAAGGATTTTTTCTTCACGGATACGGAGTACCTCTGCGAGTTTTTCAGACCCAAGTTTCTGCTGGAGCAGCTTCAACTCCTCCGTAGTGGGGAGTTTGATGACTGGATGCTGGGTGAGTTTCACCAAGCCTTGCAAGACCAGTATCTCGGAGTCGTCTTATCCTTGGCAGTCGCACACTTATGGCGAGCGTGGAAGGACTTCCTCCGGGCTGGATTGCTTTTCTTGATCGTCATATTCGGGTCACCGAAGCGTACGATCTTCGTCTTGTTGCCGGACTTCACATAGACAGCCGACTTCTTCGGGCCGCCAGGTGTTCGGAACGGACGGTTAAGGGTGACTTTTCTGCCTTTATATTCTGCCATAATGGTTTGGGTGTCCGCAAAAATATGATGGACGCAATCTCACTTGCATCCGGCTCGTCCCATTCTTCGTCTTCGTTAGCGTCGAATGGGAACATAGCAGTTACATCCCGCCCTTGGACTTGCCGTAGGACTTGAAACCAGCGCCACGGTTCTTGCCGTGCATCGCCTTCTCGAAACCTTCCATCTTGGAGTAACCAGGCATCTTATGCTCACGACCCTCCTTCTTGCCGGATTCCTTTCCTTCGTGCTTCATCCCGTGCTTCTTGAACTTCATAGTCCCATAAGTCTCGCTAATGTGGATAACTTGTCAAGTAGTCCACCTTATTGACAGTAAACGACTAATTTAAAGGGAGCCTTGGGTCGGGATCGAACCGACAACCATCTGTTTACAAAACAGGCGCACTGCCATTGTGCTACCAAGGCGAAAGTTTAAGCCTCCCATTCCGTCGCACCTTCCGGCCCACCCTCCAGGGCTACGACCCCGGCTGCAAGAGCAGCTCCCAAGACGACGTGAAAGTTCTCCCTGCTGTCACCACCGCCAAAAGTCAATACCTTCCACTTGTCCGACCTGGAGTTCAAGATAATGACCCCCTGCGGACAGTAGTTCTTCAAGGTCTGCAAGCAGGACAGCATAGCCCCTTCCAGCTGCTCGTCGTCGTGCGTCACGGTATCCTTCTTCTTGCGACGCTTCTTCGGCTTCTCGTCCATTACCAGCGCCCCCCAAATCGAGGATGCTTCGCCGCCACCCAGCGACCCCCATCCGATCTCAAAGGCACTCGCATACCCACCACGAAGTTCCGGCTATCACGCACCAACACATTAGCCTCAATCTTCACCTTATCGTACTCAATCTCACAGAAGATAATCCGCTTATTCAAGAACTTGCCCTTGACCACCCCAAAGAACTCCTTCGGCTTCTCCAGGCTCTTGTCCAGATCGTCCTGCAACTCACCCAAAGAAGCCCCCTTGCTCAACGCCTGGATACCGGCCTCCGTCCAGCCAATAGCCCATAACTTCTTCGGTCTGTTGCTCGGAACACGCACCCAGTGCTTGCCCTCCTCCAAAGCCTCGCGCCAAGACTTCATCTCGTCCTTACTCAATCCAGTCAGCCGGATTACCTCCGCTTCCTTAACAATCTTGATGTCCATATCAACGATCTAACCTTAAGTTAGGACTTCGTCAACCTGTCTCCCAGGAGTTATGTCTTCGATTCTCTACGACAATAACCCCTTCCCCCTCTGGGGGACTGAGGGGGGAGACGGGGGATTATTAAGGGGGTGACACCATACCCAGTCAAGTCAGTCATCCACATTCCAAAGACCTATTAGATTTCCTAATACACAAGATAAGCCTACCTCATCACCTATCACTCCATAAGATACTCCACTAGACTACATAAGTAAGGCTTATTGCAGAAAAAGTCTATATGGGTGAACCCGCTTGACTACCACCCCCCCTCCCCCTGGGCGATCCCCCCCGCCCCTAAAGCTGCCGTACGACGTGCTTGCGCGTAGATATTCTACCTCTGAAACTTTATTATAAAGTCTACAAGAAATATTATAATCCTTCCGACCGGCCTTTTATTATATTCTCTACAAGAAATATTATATTCTGTATGCAAGTTTCGCATACAGCACGTAGTGACAAGTTAACTACAGAGCGTAGTGAGTAAACGCATACAGCACGTAGTGAGTTATTAGTTACAGCGTCCGGCTGGGTTAACGAGTCGCCCCAGGTCTACGCGCCGCCGTTTGAGATCGGTGGAGGCAATGACTAGGCACAAAAAAACCCAGCGGGCAGCTGGGCTTGTTCTGTCGTGTTGTCCTGTTTACTGCTTGGGGCTAGCAGGAGGCCAGAAGCCCAAGGTCTGCGGGACAATGACGCTCTCCGGCACGTGCAAGAACCAGAGGGCAGGGTGACCATTCTCGATGCGGAAGCGTAGGACGACCCAAGAGCCTCGATAGCGGTAGACGTCCGTCCCCTTGTCGACTGCGTGGGGGCGACCCATCCCAGCCATAAAGACGTTTGCGCGAGTCTCCCAGTCGCTCGCCATCAAATCGACTTCCTCCAAGCATTGAGAGAACGACAGAGCGTGGTCGTTGCCGTAAATGAGGCGGGACGCTTCACGCTCGATGCGTTCGACTTCCTGCTCTGCCTTCTCGTAGGCGGTGGAGGGGAAGGTTGCGTCGTTGCGACGCTCTACTGCGTTGAGGTAGGCTTCCTCCATCTCCCGCACAAGGTTGATCGTGCGAGCAGCAGAGTGAAGGAAGGAGTGGACGAGTACTTGCTTTGTGGTTTTGTTCATATGGTGCGTTGTGCGTTGTTTACTGTGTGGAGTTACGCGCTCACGTCAAGCCCAGGTCTTGGCACGTCGAGATCATAAAAGCGTAGTGACGTTTTGGATACGTGCCGGAGTCGTGACTTTGTGGATACGTGCGTATGTGTTTTGTGGATGCGGACGGCAGCTAAAAGCAGCTCGATGCAGCCAGGACGTCGCCGGCCTTGTGATCGTGTACGCGCCTCCGTGCCGGAGCGTGCGTGCGTACGTGCGTGCGTGTACCTACCTACCTACTTGGCTACCTAGGCACAAAAAAGGGAGGCTACTTGCCTCCCTTGTGAGCGTACTCGTTTACTGCTTACGCTTTGGTTTTGTCTTGTCGCTCGTCGTCGTCGTCTCCGTTGTTTTTCTCTTCCTTGATGTTCTCCGCAGCAGTACGGAATTGGCTAGCAAGCGTCTCAAGTATGAAAGCGACACGCTCCAGGTCTTCCGGCTTGTCGTGCGTGTCGTCGATGTTGATATAATGCTCTGCGACTCTGTAATAGTACTCGTTAAACTCTACGCAAATACCCTCCTCCGTAAGAGCAGAGTTAGAGTACGCGCAACAGGCAATCAGAGCGAGAGCAAGGGCTTCTGCGTCCTCTTGCTTGGTCTTTCGGTGTAGTGGGTTTTTCATTCTTGGAAGAGTTCGTCGTAGAGTTCTGCGGTAATGGCGTAACCCCTACGCAGCTGGGCTTGCTTGGTCTTGCTCAATTCGCTTTTAAACTCTTCTGCTCCCATTCCCTCCTGCACGTACAGGTCAGCCTGTCGTCCTTCTGCGTGCCACGTGTACTTGTAGCCTACAGGAGTGACGTAACCCTTCCAAACGTGAAGGCTTCCCATAGCGTCCTCTTTGATTGTGCAGAGCATTAGGAGAGAAGGTAGACAGTTACTAGGGGAATGGCGACCAGCGCCGCCGTTGCGAGTATGTAGCCAAGGAAGCCCAGGAAGGCTTCCAGCATTGTGGGGGGAGGTTCGTGCATATAGTGTGCGTTGTGCGTCGATAATTGTCCCCTTTAGTTAGGTCTTTTCAAGCCTTGTTTACTAATTTCCGGCAGATCGTGTTTAAGGGGTCTAGGAAGCCCATAGAGGCGTTTTGTTTACTGTTAGGGTTAACTATCAAGCCGGCCTTTAAAAGCGTCTCTAAAGTCAATTGTGGAGGCAGCTCATAAAACCCTTGTAAACATTGGTCGGAATGAGTGTCCAGGTCGCCGTCAAGTAAATAGTGAAGTCAAGCGAATCTTTTATTTTGTGTATAATATTTTAATCATAGGTTCATTACCCAAGATTAAAGGATTGGTGCTTATTTTTGGGCATTTATGCAAGTTACATAAAGCGTTGATTATCAGCAATTTACGTCCTTGCACAATTGCCCCACAAGGCTGGTTTACTATGTGGTGAAGGGGTAGGGTCGCCTAAACAGTAAACAGCCTCCAGGACGACGCTAGGCACGTCTAAACGCAAAACAGTAAACGCAAGGATTATTTACTGCCGGACGTTAAAAAGTTTACGCGCCTTCTATTGATCGTCAAAAGGCAGCTCTAGGCACAAAAAAGGGGAGCGACTTGCTCCCCTTGGGTTACTTCCTTGTACCAAACCAAAGCAGGACAAGGAAGAGGATTGTGGCGAACGTCACGCAGTAACCAAGGCGCGGATTCGGTTTGCCGTCTCAAGGGCTTGATAATCTCCCTCGACTGTTGCAATCGCCACAAGGAAGTCGGCAGCCGGACGGAGCGACTCGACCAGAGTCGTGTATGGCTTTGCGTCCTTGCCTCCGTTGTGTTCCCTAGCCAGGTCTTGCAGGATTGAGTCGTAGACATCGAGCGACTCGATGCTACCCACGTTACAAGGGCAGGACGTGCTTTCAGCACACGTGAAACAGTACGCGCCACACACGACGTTGCACACGTCATTGTGGGAGGCTTCTGCGGATTCTGCCAATTCCTTGGAGGCTTCAGAGGTTAATTGTCCCGAATCCATACAGAGGAAGACGGAGGCGACAGCACGTCCAAAGAGGAAGGACGCAATAAAGCGACGTTCCTCTGAAGCCATACGGCAGGCAGCTTGGTTGCTGTAGAGTCGCGCCATAGTGAAGGCAGCCTCTACCTCCCTAAACTTATCGTTGAGGGCTTGGTGTTGTTCTTCGGTTTGTTTGCTCATTGTTGTGTGTGGGGGTGAAGGGTTATCGATTCCAGAAATAGAAGAGCCTTCCGTCGTCTGCTCGTACTTCGTTCCAATCATAACGGAGGCAGGAAGACCAATAGGCTTCCAGGTCAATGTGATAAGACCAAGAGCAAGAGTCTCCGTCCTTTGCCTTTCTGTAATTGTCGTCCGTGTCTCGCAGAAAGTCGTCTATAACGTCCGTCCTCTTGTCGTTCGCTCCTCCGCTTGTGGCGAAACAGTCGCAAGCCATTTCCGCAATTTCCTCCGGAGTGTCCTTGTGGTACTCGGAGGAGATACAGGCAGAAGCCCATTTGTGGGCAACGTCTGCAGGGATCGTGCCGGACGACTTGTCTTCCAGCGCCTCCGCTAAACGGAGGAGGTATTTTTTTGAGGGTGCTTTCATATATGTGCGTTGTGCGTCTCTGATTGAGGACAATGACACGCCATAGTCAACAGCATAAAACAGCCAGGTCTGCCGGCCTCGACGTAGTGACGTTATGGATACACGAAAGCCAGGTCTCTTGATCGTGCCGGACGTGCGGACGACGTGCTGATCGTCGGACGGCAGCTCGACACATCAACCAAGACAGCCAGGTCTACGCGCCGGCCTCCTGATCGCCAACGGCAGCTCTAAACAAAAAGGCACACGTGTGTGCGTGTGCCTGTGTACCTACCTACCTACCTACCTACTCCAGCGTACTCTTGGCGAGGGTAGCCAATTGCCATTCGTACCCTTCCACCACGCCATCCTCGTAGGCTTGGCAGATATCGTCCAGCGCCTCGTCTACCTCTGCTTCGTGCATACCTCTGCCAACGTCTTGGTACTGCTTAACTGTCTCAAGCAATTGGGTAGGGGTCATACCATCAGCGTACTCTCCGGAGAGATTGGGCAACGTCACGTCCATATGCATATGGTCGCACGACTCGATAGACTCAAGGACGGCACGTGCCTTCTGCTTATGGTCACGTGTGCAACGACCACCGAACGTGTCTTGGGCTACCCAATGTGCCGTGTTCGCTCCGTCACGAATGCCAAGGTTACGCGCCTCGATGCAACAAGCCTCGACGATTGGCGTACCTTCTGGAATGTCCTGCTCGATTTCGATTTTCATATTAGGCTTCGGGTAGGTTCTTCTTAAGATACCTCTTCGCCTTGTCGGAGATAGGATAATTGCCAGCCTCCGACTGATGGTCATAGTCATCTTCATCGACTACCTCATCGTCGCAGAAGTTGTTGGACGCGCCTTCAGCAACCAGGTCATCCCATTTGCTGGTGGGAAGATTCCGATATGCTTCTTGTGCGTCTTCTTCAGACATTGCGACGACTTGGTAGGACACGTAAATCGTTTCCGAAATCGTGTATACCTTCGGTTCTTTCTTGGTGTTGCTCATTGTGGTGTGGGGGGAAATTAGGATAGGGATTCCAACGTCTTGAGGTATTGCTCTGCGTTGATTTCCGATGGGAGATCGTTTGCCTTCTCGATTAACTTGTCAAACTCCAACTCCAGGTCGGCAGCTTTTCTCCAGACGTGTGACGCAGCTGAAGCGCAAGCATAGTAATGCAATGCCATAGCACGACCCTCGTCTGCTGTTCCGTTTCCTGTGTGCGTCTCGCCTGTTTGCGAACACACATCATACCCGTCTCCTACTGCGGACGTGTCGCTCATAACTTCACGTGCGACCGAGCCAGCGAGTGAGAGCAACGCTTTCACCAATCCCATACGCTCGTCGTGACCATCAGCATCAGCAACCAATTGCTCTGCAATTTCGTGTTCGTCATTACGCAACACGTTAGCCAGGTGCTTTGCTAGTATCGAAATGTCGTCTTGTTCGCTCATTGTGGTGTGTGTGGTGGGGAAAGATTTACTTGATGTTCTTATCAAGGATATCTGCGACTTGCTCGTCAATGTTTTTGGAGAAGAATCCAGAGGGACACGTCGCCACTACGTTGGAGTAGGAGAGCAATTCGTCAGCCAACGCCAACAGGATTGCCTTGCGATTGTTGGCATCGACCAGCAATTGAAGGAGGATTTGGATTCGCTTCTCGTACCAACCATCCAAGCCCAGGTCTTCATTGAGGTAGTCACGTCCTTGGAAGTCTTCCCAATCGTTCAACCAATTCTTTGCTGATTGCTGGATTTCTCCGGACGTGTTGTACTTGTAGGCACGTGCGATTGCGTGTGCCAGGTTCAGTACAGGAGTGTCGTGTTCGATGCTCATAGGAGGAGGTACATACGTTGTTACGCGCCGCGCCATTAGTCAACGATTTTGTAGATCGTCACGCATTCGAGTACGTCCTTGGGGTTACCTTGGTAGATATCTCCGTCGTAGTAATAGGGACACTCGTTGAGTACCTCCTCTACGTCCGAGTACTCCTCGTCGCCAATGACCAGCGTGTCGCCGGCCTTAAACTCAATCTCCATAATGGTGAAGGAAGGGTTGCGAGCGTCTTCGACGGCAGCTCGATGCCAGGCTTTCTCTGTGTAGTAGGTTTTGCTCATAGGATTATTTAGTGTCATTGGTTTCCCAATACTTTGTTGCAAGATGTTTGTTGTAGCAGTCGCCACAGATACATCCGGATTCTCCTTTGTTGGCAGACGATATGTCGAATGGCAACGATACGTAGACAACAATATGAATGGTCAATGGATCGCCACAGTCGTCGCAATATTGCTGGTCGGATTTTTTGCTCATATGCGTGTTAGTCGCCAATCTTCTTATAAAGTTTACGATAAACCTTTTGGAGATCGTCCGCAGCTTGAGCGAATGCCAACGCATCCTTGGCGTACAGACGTGCGTACTTCTTATCCTCCATAGCGTCCTGCGAGGTACGCGCCGACTTCTCGTAGTCGAGCGAGGATTGGTGACTATCGTTGCTGACATCGATAGCCAAGTCTTTGGCTACCAGCATCAAGTCGAGCAGAGCGTCGATACGTGCTGGAGTACCTCCTTCCTGCTGGTCGATGGCGTGTCGAATGAATTGTGCTAGGTTCATATGCGTGTATGTTGGGAGTGATTACAGAGGGGAGGAAAGTTTTGCTACGACTTCAGCAAGTTTGCCTTGGACGTTTTCGCATCCACCATTGAGCGTGATGATTTCGCAGTAGTACTCGCCAGAGTATACCTTGTCCTTGTTCAAGGCAGCTTTGCGTTGGTTGATTTTAACTACGTGTTCTGCGTTGATTACGACAAGCATTTCTGCGCCAAGGTTCTCTTGGAGACACTCGTACTTCTTTTCATAGCAGAGAAACTTTTGGAACGTGATTAACTTCATATGCGTGTATGTGGATTGTTGTTACTTGATGAGGTTGGATGCGTGACCAGCGTAGACAAAGCATTCCAATTTCGTTCCGTTGAGCATACGGCAGATATGACCAAGCGCCGCCGTGAGACGTGCCGTAGCCATCGCCTCGTCTGGCGTATGTTCGTCTTGGTTGTTGATCGCCACGACGTAATTGGAATCAGAGTACGACATCGGGACATCGACCACCAGGTTTGTGCCGGAGTCGTTCAAGTACGACTGCACGTCCTTCATACGCTCGTCTTCCAGACGGAAGGGTTGATACTTGCGACGCACGTTGACGATACCACCACCGATGGAGCGACCCTCGCCTACCTTGGTGACGTTGATGCACAGACCATTGTGGTCGGTGTACGAGCAGAACACGTCGTACTTGAAGGAGTAGCCATTGACGAAATTGCCAATGGTGATGGTGTGCTTGCCAGATTCACGATTCTGAATGGCGAGCGACGCAGCTTTGAGAATCTCGCTCACGTCCGAGTCGTTGTTGTCAGAACCATCGTCGAGCAATTTGACGCAACGCTCCTTGACGAACGCAAGCGTCACGTCTCGCATATGGTCGCAAGCGATACGGAACGCTTCGTGCCATTGGTTGCACATATGCTGACGAATGGCGTTCGCCTCCTGCAATTCCTTGCGACCACCACTACGCGCCCGACCAGAAGGAAGGAGTAGGGTAGCCTCGATGTTCTTGATCTTCTCGTCTTGGTCGTGCAACGCCACGTTGAGAGCCTTGGCGTTGTTGATGACGACGAGCGTCTCTGTGCTGATGGGAATGATGTGCTTCATATGTGTGAGTAAGGACACACACCAAAACCCCTTCCGTTTACTACGTCAACACAAAAGTA